TAGTTTGTTTCGTGTAACTCTTACGCGATAAGGGTCAATGACAACTAGGTTTACAACATCGCCACGATCATCACGGAACACGCGAACGAAAGCGTTGCCGTCTAGCAATAAGGAAATAAGAACTTGCTGGTAATGCTCGGAGCGCAATAGGTCTACGTCTGGTCGCTGTACCCAGCTAGGCTGTGGGCGATAAGGTACGCGATCACCGTCACGGCGAATAAAAGAATCAACAGGAAGCGTTGAGATAGTGTCAGAAATTAAAAGCACGCAAGCATAGAAGGCATTTATCTTCATCGCTTGGAACTGATCTATGTTTGTTCCTGCTTCTGTGGTGAATGCGAATGAATCACCTGCACCCCAGATTGACTGGAAACTAATTGCGCGTTCCTCTTTATTACCGCCGGTCAAATTTCCAAGCATTACTTGCCTTTCTCAAATGCAATACCGACAAGCAAAATACTTACGCCAGCTGCGACTATTCCTAATGGCAGGATGAACAAACCTAAACCTAGTGAGATAGTTGCTAACCCAATCACTTGCAGGATAGATGGAATCAAAGCAAACTCCTAGAAACTAAAGAACTCAGGCACAACAGGTTCTTCCCTTGAAACAGTTGCCCTATCAAATCCTATGATACTAGCAACGGCAGCATCTATCTTCCTAGGTGAACCTCTGTGTTCTTTCACAATGCGTGGCCCTAGTCTGTCGGTCTTAACTACTGCGTTTGATAAGTGGCGTGTTAATAGTGGATTGCCGTCATGGGTTAGCTTGTTTGACACCACTGCATCATAGAACTTTGCACAGGCTGGAACCATACGAGCCGGGGAAGTAGACGGCCACTCAACTATGGGGAAGCCTGCCTCATCTAAAACCTGCATTGTGCGTTGCCATCTAAACGGGTCACACGCGATCTCTCGCACGTTATGTGTGCCACAGAATTCGATAATCGTGTTCTCGACTTCCAGAATGTCCACGCGCCATTCGTCATCATCCTCTGGTTGCTTTTCCCAAGCCTTGACCATAAAGACATACGGTTGTTCTTCACAAGTCACGCCGATAATTACAGAAGCATCACCAGAGAACGAACCATCGAAACCTAAGACAACAGGAACGTCAGGGCCAATCTCTCTCTGAATCTCTAGCTGTTCCCATGAGCCGTTAGGCAACCAAGCGGTCTGACTGCTAACCCATTGGTTGCAACGCTTAGTTCTGAACTCTGCTTCTGGCGTTCTCTTAACCATTGCCACAAAGTCTTTGGGATCGTTCAAGTCACCGAATGCAGGGTTAGCATCTTTCCAAGTTTGTTCGAGATGATGGTCTGCTTCTGCTTGCGCTTCCCACCAAGCCATGAAGAATGTTGGATCATCTATTTCTTTACGCGCTACCTTTTGCCCATACTGATAAAGGCTGTAAGCGATTGAATCTTGACCAGATGAATCTGCTTTGACTCCTGCTGTTGTAACACCAATGAGCATTGGCTCACGCCTTGCACCCATACCAAGTTGCATAACGTCAAACAGTTCACGGTTAGGTGCTGCGTGTAGCTCATCAAAGATAACCATTGTGGGTGACAGACCCTCTTTAGTAAATGCTTCACTTGATAGAACGCGGTACACAGAACCAGTTGCAGGAACTTCTATTGCATCACGGTATACGTTGCACAGTTCTGCAAGTTCAGGCTCTGCTTCAATCATTCGCTTTGCATCAGCAAACACGATACGCGCCTGATCCTTATCAGCTGCACAGGAATAAACCTCACCACCAGCAGGCCCCATAATTAGCGACCAAAGACCAATGCCAGAACCTAGTGCGCTCTTGCCGTTCTTGCGAGCCATGCCAATAAGCGCGGTGCGGTGTCTAAACTTTCCATCTGCACCTACTGCAAACAAGTTGCGCATCAGTTCTTTCTGCCAGTCGCGCAGTTGCATCTTGTCACCTGCGTAGCCGGCAACAGTTTCCTTAGTCTGTATAGCAAACGTGTCTATAAACTCTGACACTTCCCACCCACGCGATTTAGTAAGAGCAGCTTTGTTCACAGGTGTTAGCCATGTCGGAGGCCATGACTCAATTTTGGCTGGCACGAGCCTTCAGTTCTTCTAACTTAGATGCGCGTTTGACTTCAGCTACGCCAAGTCTTGAACGGTCAGTTGGCGTAAAACCTAATAGCGACAAGTTAGCAACTAGCTGACGGTCAAGATCGCGCAAGGCTTTACGTTCATCTGGTCTGTTGTTTTGCAGAACTTGAATACGCAAGTTACGGCGTTCGTCTAGTAGCTCGCAAGTCATAAGCAGAATCTCAATGTCAGTTAATGGGCTTAACCATGTTTGACCCATACCCCAGATACGTTCCCAGAGTTCTGTGCCTGCGCTACCAAGTGGGCGGTTAGGTTCTGGAATGTCGTAAGCAGAAGGTAAAAGCACAAGTTCTTTCTGGTCTGGCAATGTACGTTTGCCGGGATTGCCAGTAAGCCGTTTCTGTTCAATCGGTTTTGGTGGTCTGCCACGCGGAGCCATTGTTTAGTCCTTAATTAACCAAGTATTTAGAACTGCTTTTGCAACTACTTCTGTCATTTTAGGTGGAACGCTCATACCTATCAAATACTGCGGCATTAAATTGTTCTCAAACCAATAGTCATCTGGAAAAGAACCAATCCTAATAAGTTCAGTAGAAGTCAATTTTCTTGGCTCTGACCAGTGTGCATTAGTTCCACCTGCAATAATTGTATAAGCAGACTTGTCTGGTGAATGCTTTATGTGACTAAACCATCCTGCTTTTCCCGGATTGTATTTTTGAAACCCTTTTTGAAAACTTTCACCGGGTTTTGTTTCTAACCAATACTTGTACCACATACCATTTTTATCTGGATACAAAGATTTATCTGCTACTTCATTTAGATCGTGCGTAGCTTCGCCAATAGTAATCTCTTTGTTGTTTGTATTAAGTTCTAGTTTTTTATCTGATACATCGTTTCTAACCGCGCAGATAAAAACTCTTTCTCTCTTTTGCGGAACATTACAGAAAGCAGCATTAAGTAAAAATACCTGTGGTCTATAACCTATTTCTTGTAATCTGTAAGTAATTAACTTTAAGTAGCCTTTAGCATTTCCAGCAATTAAGCCTTTTACATTTTCGGCAATAATTACTTTTGGTTTTAATCTTTCGGCTACATCTAGAAAATCAAAAAACAGGTCATCTAATACTTGTACCGATTGACCTTCTCTAAAGTGTTTCTCTTTTCCCCAATCTTTTTCCCTATTGCCAGCCATTGAGAAACTAGAACAAGGTGGCGAGCCATCTAGAATGTCTAAACTAAATAGTTCTTCGGGCAAGTCTATTTCTAACATTTTCTTTATCGGTGCTTCTATAAAATACTTGGGCTTTAAATTCTTTTCGTAATGTCTACGCATTTGTGGGTCAATGTCATTTGCACCAATAACATTAAAACCAGCAAGTTTGTAACCCATGCTTGAACCACCACCGCAAGCAAATGTGCTAAAAACATTAAAATTATTTTTAGGAACTTTCTCTAAATCAGATAGCAGCCAAGAATGTTTGTTATTCATTAAACTCAAAGTTGCACTTAGGGCACTTGTGAGCGAACTGCCAATCTTCAACATTTATTTCTCTTGTGCTGTCTTGGCTTCCACTCTCTAGCGGTGGATGTAAAGATACAAAACCTAGCTCCTCTAGTTCCCAGCCATTTGCATCTAACTCAAGCAACTGGTCAGCAAGAACTTTGTCATCCCATTCAGCAAGTTCAGCAGTGCGATTGTCTGCAAGTGCAAATGCTTTGATCTGATCCCATGTCCAACCAACTGGAGTTCTGGCAATTGCAATCTCAGTCCAGCCTAAAGACTTGGCTGCTTCAACTGTGCCGTTGCCGGCTACCACGATTGAGTCAGGTGTTACGACTATCGGCTTACGTTGCCCAAACTTTTCTAGTGAGTGAGCTATTGCCTGCAAGTTTTTGCCGTCATGCTTGCGTGCATTAGCCGAGTCAGGGGTTAAGCTGTTGATGTTTACGGTTTCGATGCGCAGTTCAGTCATGCAAACCAGTCTACCTAAAAACCGCGCAAATCCGTCATTTTTCAAAACTGGGAATTTCGCGGGGATGCACAAAGAGTTGGGTCGGGGTATTGCTCGGCAAGGGTGTATGAGATTTTTACCCGCCCCCCATCTATACGGGTGGGGCTTGGTTGCCTCTACGACTGTTACATGACCGATGTGCTGCAATCAAAGGACTTTGCGGATCGCTGGGGTAGTAGTGGTCAGCCGTGAACGGGTCATCCAGACGCTTGCCTTGTCCACATAACCAGCAAACTGTTGCTGATTCTCTTACTATCTTGGCTTGCTTGGCATAACTGCCTTTGTAATGCGGTCTTGTGGCGTTCCTGTGGGCATCTGCTACCTGTTGGCAGGTATCGCATAGGGATGGGTTACGGTGCAGGGCTTTGCACTTTAAACATGGTTTGTTAAATGCCATTTGCTTTAGTCATAACCTTGCCATTGGTGTAGGAGCGGTACTGGTCTACGCTACCCCGTGTGTTGGGATCATGCATACTTGCTGCTTCCATAGCTCGTAACGCAGATAGGTCATGGTTCTTGTTCCAACCGATTAAGTACTGCTTGTCCACTAATGAACCTATTGCTAACTCTGCGCCTGATCCTATTGCCCAGTAAGGGCTGGCTGTTAATACGCTTAGGTTCTCGCTGATAAGGAATGCTTTGCCATGCGTAACCAGTAAGGCTTCTGCTTCAATGTCATCATCCTTGACCTTGTTCTCTATCAAGGGCATCACCTTAGTAACCAGCCACTTCATCCAGTTGCCTGACTTAATTACATCTAGTGGTGGCTTTGGGTATTCGATGGAGTACTGCAACTGGTCGCATACTCTTGCGCTCCCGGCTACACCAATGAGCCATGTGTCT